AATTGACGTAAAAAATTACCCTGTTTTTCTGAAAAACGCGTTCGCGCATGGGGGTATATAGAAAGGACTGATTTTAAAATGGCAGGCAGACACCCAAAAGACCCGAGTTTAGCGATTGGAAAAGGAATTAAAAAAGAAGACGCTGAACTTCGACATAAAGTAAAAGAAATGTTTGGCGCAGAAGTGTACGAGGATATAAAAGCACCGTCTCGACTGAATTCAAACCAAAAGAAAATCTTCAATATGATTAAACAGCATATCGAGAACGCAGGCGTTTACGGTTCTATTGACGCTCAAATGCTTGAAACGACTTCGATTGCTATTGACCGACTACAGAACATCGAGAAAATGATTAATCAGGATTTCGACTGTATCTATAACCGAGAGTTAATGCAAGCCAAGTCTAAGTATACAGCAGACTTCCTAAAAGGAGTAGAGTTTTTTGGGATGGCTCCAACGGCTCGGGCGAAGTTTGGCTCATTGGTAGCAAATAAGAAAGCAGAAGACGTAGACCCTTTACTAAAGGTTCTAAAAAAGAAAAGTAGTGGATGATAAATGCTATTTGATAAAGCTGTAAAGTACGCGAATGACGTACTCGATGGAAAAGAAATTGCGAACAAATACGTTAAAAAACAATGTACTTGGTTTTTAAGGGATTTAGAGCGACAGCATGACGATGATTACGCTTTCTATTGCGATTTAGACGAAATTAAAAGGGTAGAGGGCATACTAGAACTACTTAACTTCGCTACAGGAATAGGTGTAAAAGGCAAAACGGTATTAGAGGGCTTGGTAGGATTCCAAGCCTTTTTCTTCGTGAACGTGTTCGGCTTTCGATTTAAGGCGAATCCCGAGCGATTCAAGAACCGAGACATAACGCTTTTTATATGCAGGAAGAACGGGAAGACTTGGCTCGTAGCTGTGCTATTTATAATCCTGCTTTTAACTGAGGACCCTTACAGCGAATTCTATTCGATTTGTAAAGACCGAGAACTAGCAGGGCTAGTAAAGACGATGATAGCGCAGGTTCTAAGCGGTTCGCCTGCAATCGCTAAATACTTTGTTGTTCCGAAAACGCTCAACGGGAAAATCGTCTGTAAACTTACAAATTCATTTTACCAACCAAGGACAGCGGACCCGACAGCCAACAACGGACTTCGCCCGAGTGCTTTTATTGCGGACGAAATCGGAGCGTTCAAGGATTCAGAGAATATAAACGCCATGCAATCAGGGCAATTATCTATAAAAAATCCTCTCAGGTTCAAAATCACGACAGCCTACCCAGAATCGCAAAGTATCATGTTAGAGGAACTCGCCTATATCAAGAAGGTATTTGACAATCACATAGAAGACGACCGTTTATTTGCCCTGCTTTATTACGCAGAGGAAGAACACGCTTGGGACGATGTTGGATTACATCAGGCGAATCCGTTGAAAATCGAAGAAAATTTCTCAGAAATCAGGGATAACCGTAAGAACGCCATCGAGAAACCGAATCAAAGGGCTGAATATCTCTGTAAGCATATGAACATATTCATGGCAAGCAACTCAGGCGAGGAATTCGTAAACATCGACCAACTCCGAGAGTGCAAGCTTACAAAGCCTTTCGATTGGACAGGGCGCATGGTATGGCTTGGGCTTGATTTGTCAATGACCACAGATAATACAGCCGTAGCGATGGTAACAGAGGAAGACCTCAAAATATATGCGGACACTTTCGCCTTTGTTCCTACAGACCGAATCGAGGAAAAGAACCGAGTAGAGAAAATCAACTATCACGATTACATCAAACAGGGGAAATGCTTCTCTTGTGGTGATATGGTTATCGACTATGGATTTGTCGAGGATTTCATTCTTGCAATCGAGGAAAAGTACAAGGTTACGGTTATGGGCGTGGGCTACGACAGATATAACGCGTTGAGTTCGGCTATGCGCCTCGAACGCGAGGGAGGGCTAAAAACGATAGAGGTGAAGCAACATTCTAGTGTTTTACACCCTGCCACAAAATTGACACGCGAAAAAATCCTTAGCAAAGAATTCTTTTATGTGCCTAACGATTTATTTGAAATCAACGTACAAAACGCCCGAGTTATTGAAAACAACAATAAAGACATTTATATAAACAAGAAAAAAAGTACGGGCAAAGTAGATATGTTAGCAAGTCTAGTGAACGGGATTTACTTGCTACAGCAAGACGTAATCTTTAATCCTGACCACGATTGGGCGGTGCAAGTTCTCTGATGGAAAAATTCAAAGTAATCGTAGACGATAAAGGAAAAATTGAAATCTGGATGGATGGTTGCGTCCTTAGTGGGGTCCGAGGAATCGAGTTCTATTGGGAAGTGGGCGAACCACCCTATCATAAAGTCGAATTCATTTCCCAAGTTGCCAAATTAGAGAGACGTTACAGTTCTGATTAAGGGTAAAATTCGCCTCTAAAGAGCAAATTGAGTATAGCCGAAAATGAAAGTGGTGAAATGTGAATGGCATGGTTCTTCAAGAAAAGAGAAGAACGGGCAAGTCTCGAAGAAATCCTTATTACAAGTGGTGTTTTGACGAGTTCCGTTTCTAAAGCACAAGCATTAAACATACCTGCTCTGAGCGCTTGCGTAGAACTCATTTCTATGACGGTTGCAAGTTTACCAATCAAATTATACTCAGAATCAGACGAAACAACTACAGCCGAGCAGAACGACCCACGAATAGACCTTTTAAATTCAGATACACAGGATTTATTAAACGGTTTTGAAATGAAAAAGGCGATGGTAGAGGACTTTTTGCTACATGGCGGTGGGTATACCTATATCAATCGCAGAGGAAACAACACGAAAAGCCTCAACTATGTAGACAACGCCTATATCGGTGTGAATAAAAATACTGACCCTATTTTTAAAAATGCGGAAATCATGGTAAACGGCTTTCCTTATCGCGAGTGGGAATTCCTTAAATTACTTAGAAAAACCAAGGATGGCGTAACAGGGAAGGGTGTTTTAAAAGAAAACAACACCATGCTGTCAGTAGCCTATAACCAAATGGTTTACGAGGAAGTTCTAGTCAAGACAGGTGGAAATAAAAAGGGGTTTTTAAAGAGTTCGGGACGCTTATCGAAGGAAGCGATGGACGAACTAAGGGCGAGTTGGAAAAAGCTATACGGCAACAACGACGAAAACATTTTAGTGCTAAACAACGGCTTAGACTTCCAAGAAGCCTCGCAGACAAGCGTGGAAATGCAACTTAACGAACACAAACGATCAAATTCGGACGAAATATGCAAGATATTTTTGGTTCCTCCGAGGATTCTAACAGGCGAAGCAGGCGAAGAAGAATATAACAACTGGATAAAAACCTGTATTATGCCTATTTTAACGGCTTTTGAATCGGCTTTAAACAAGGATTTGCTACTGCCAAGCGAGCAAGATAAGCGATATTTCGCCTTTGATACGACTGAATTAACAAAAGGCTCAATAGAAGAACGTTTTTCTGCTTATAACACAGCAATTTCAAGTGGTTTTATGCAAATTGACGAAGTTCGCTACAAGGAGAACTTACCGCCATTGAAACTTAACTGGATTAAAATGGGCTTGCAAGATGTCTTGTATTTCCCTGATTCCGAAGAAATTTATACGCCTAACACCAATAAATTAGCCAAAATGGGCGAAAATCCAACAGTAGAGCCGAACGGAGGCGAAAATATTGAATCTAGTCAAGGAATATCTGATAACTCTGGACTTGGTAAGGAACCTAACAACAAATCCGACGATTCAGGTGAAGGAAAGTGATTTAAACTCGGTTCTATTCAAATTTCAAGTAATGGACGATGGGGTAGCAGTTGATTTAACAGGGTCTACAGTACGTTTAACCGTACAAAAACCTTCTGGTTTAACTGTATTTCAGGATTGCGAAGTAACTGAGCCTTTAGTGGGTGTTTGTCAGGTTCTTTTATCGAATCAAGCTTATTTAGAAATCGGAAATTATGTAGGCGAATTGGTTATAACAAATTTAGATATTACAGCCGTTACTCGTTCTTTTGTTTACACTTCTTTAGACGCAATTCTGGACGATGAAACACTTGAAAGTTCAAACGAATGGCAAGCTATGCACGACATTTTAAATAACGCGGACAAAAAGCCGATTCTAGGCGCAGGTAGCCCTAATTTAGTGGTTACGCCCGAGTACATAGGGCAAAGTTACTTAGATACAACGGGAATGATTATGTATTACGCTTCGACTTTATTGAATGATAGTTGGCGGTCATTCGGAACAGGTGGAGGCGGTGGAGAAACAGGCGGTTCAGTCTTATGGGCTGACGTTTTGGACAAACCAACGTCATTTCCTCCGAGCGCTCATACTCATTTATGGGCTGAAATCTCTGACAGACCTACTACGATGACACCTACAGCCCACACACATTTATGGGCTGATATTACGGATAAACCTGTTACTTTTGCGCCAAGCGCTCATACGCACGATGAATACTTAACGGCTTCTCAGGCGAATGGACTATATCAAGCGATTGGGTCCGTACCTGCACATACACATATTTGGGCTGACATTGTAGATAAACCGACAACTTTTTTACCTCCTATTATGTCAGGCGCAGGTGTCGGGGGCGCGAGGGTCGGTAACGGTCTAAGAATGGTCGGAGAATATCTGACAATTAGAGACGGACTTGGAATTAAGGCGAATACCACAACTAGCACGCTAGATATTGATAAAGTGGCTACAGACGCATGGTATGTCCGAAATGCAAGTGGACAAAGCTTGATTCTCTGGAAAGGTACACAAGCAGAATTTGACGCAATCGTAACCAAAGACCCGAATACAGTCTATTTCGTTACTTGATGGAGGTTAGAGGATGACTACAGGCGTATTACCTTGGGGTACTTTAAGAGCAAAAATTTTATTGAATACAGGCTTTTTTGAAACAAGTTCGGCTATAGAAAACAACCAAATGTATGTAACAGCAGGCAATTGGGATGACGCAGGGCTTTCCGTAGGTATGCTCCAATATAATTACGGGATTGCTGACCGAGCGAGCGAGTTATTAGGGCATTTATTAACCAATTACGAAACAGTTGTAAGAAATGTTTTTGGGGCAGAAACAGCCAAATTCGAGGAATTTAAAACCGTTAACTTGACTTATACGAGAGCAAATAAAGTTGCGTGGGCTGATAGTATTTCTAATTGGCAATTTGACGTAAACGGAAACAAAATAAAGACGGGCGATTCAGGACATAAATTAATTGCGCCTTGGGCTGACATTCTCGGAAGATTAATGCAAACGCCTGAAAGTAAAGCAAAATATTATGAAATGTTTGACGCTTACTATTTACCTTTGCCTTTAGATTTGTTCAAACAGCTAAATTGCTTTTCAAGAGCCTCTTTAGCGTCTTTAGTGGATTTAAGCACGAATAGAGGACGATATTATTCCGTTGCTACGTTGATTCGAGACTTTGAAATAATAGACGCAGATACAACTTTAGACGATTTCGCTAAAGAAACAGCTAAAATCCAAAAGATAAATGATAGAGGTAATGATTCTACAAACGGAATCACAGGCACAACTTGGGTCGAAAGACGTAATTGCATGAGGAACCAAGGTGGTACTTATTTCGGGACTGTATACGACCCCGAGGTACAATTTGACATAAACCAAGAGCCTGCAATACCTGAAAAGCAAAAAGGTTTCGGGAATGACGTAAAACTTGGAGAAATAGCAACAACAGGGCTTTATCTAGGGACAACTCCCTTAAAAAGCATTTATCTTGGGGCTACATTAATTGGAAATGCTGAAATCGCCCCTTATACAACAAGTAAAGTGCCTGATACTCAATTTCGGACGAATCCGAACAGCTATGTAGGCTTTGAAAGTGGCGCTCAAACAATAGCAAAAGGGGAAAAAGTTTGGGTAGACGTACAAAATTGGGTAGCCTGCAAAATTTATTATACGACAGACGGAACGACACCGACTGTCAATTCGCCTTTGTACTATGATGGAGTTGTTTTTAATACAGCAGGAACAATTACTTTAAAATGTTTGGCTGTTTCGCTTTCAGGCGTAGCCGAAGCAGTAAAGACTTGTACAGTGACAGTTGTTAACGTGCCTCTTACGACTGTTAGCCCGACAACAATCATACAAAATACAATTCCTTTCACCGTTACTTTAACTACAGACGAAGTAGGCGCAACTATCAAGTATAAACTCGGTACAAGCGCAACCGAATACACCTATTCAGGTCCATTTACAGTAAATCAAAACAGTGCAGGCGTAGCTTCAACTCAAATCAAAGTTACTTATTGGGCTATCGGTGCGACAGGGACCGAAACAGCCAAAACAATTACTTATGATACAGCAGGCGCGACACCTGCTTCGCCTGTAGTGACAGCTACAGCAGGAGCAAACCAAGTAGCATTAGATTGGGCAGATACAGCGAATACTACAAGCTATACTGTTTATCGTTCGACTACAGCAGGAACACTAGGAACGGCAATTGCTCAATATATTACGCCAAGCAACTATACAGATACCACAGCCGTTAACGGTACGACTTATTATTATACGGTTCAAGCAGGCAACTATGGAAAAGCTACTAATTCGGCTCAGGTTAGCGCAACTCCTACAGGCACAGCGCCTACAGGATGGCGTTACGTCCGTTATGTAGGTTATGGCGACCAAACAGGCGTAACTTCTCGTTTAGTTGAATTACAGGCGTTAGAAGGGGCTACAAATCGCCTTTTAAATAAACTGCCAAATGCAGGGTACGCTACTCCAAATGGCGGTACTATCGCGGTAGCTACAGACGGAGCAAAAGTTCATTCTGCAGGCTATCCGTTATGGTGGACAGCCGAAGGAGTTCCGACTTTAGTTTATGATATGGGCGCTACTTATCCAATTGGAACAATTAATGTAACGGGATATTCGCCTGTAGCTGACCCAAGAACTACACAATTTATAATTAGTGTTTCTAAAGATAATGTCGCTTGGACCCAAGTTGCTGATTATACAGCCAACGCAACAAATCAACCAGAAGCAGGATTCAACTTTACTGTACCTGCAGGATAGGAGCGAACTATATGAAAGAACGTCCAGAAGTCAAGCTTTTACCTTTTACAGTCAAGGAAGTACAAGAAAAAGCGAGCGAAATTCCTTACGGTGTAAATATGTTGAAAGCCCCTGAGATTTGGGAAAAAGGCGAAAAAGGGAAAGGGGTTGTGGTCTGTATCTTAGATACAGGAATCGACACCACTCACCCCGACTTAAAAGACCGAATCATAGGAGGTCGTAACTTTACAGGCGAAGGTAGACCTGACGATTTCACAGATAAAAATGGTCATGGGACCCATGTAGCAGGAACAATCGCAGGAAGCGAAAACGGTTCGGGCGTTGTTGGAGTTGCACCAGAAGCAAGTTTATTAATTTGCAAAGTATTAGGGGCGAATGGAAGTGGCTCTTACAAAGGAATTACGGACGCAATTAAGTGGGCTACGAAATGGCGTGGTCCTAATGGTGAACGCGTGCGCGTAATGAATATGTCGCTAGGGGGTCCTTACAATGACAGGCAACAACATCGTGCTATTTTGGAAGCTTGCGCGGAGGGTATACTTGTGGTTGTCGCCTCTGGAAATGAAGGAGACGCAAACGAGGAAACGCTCGAATACGGCTATCCTGCTCTTATTGGGGAGTGCGTTACTATTAGCGCTTGTGATGAAAACAAGAAACTCGCCTATTTCTCTAATAACTCACGCCAAGTCGATTTTATCTCGGCAGGAGTTGATGTCTTATCGACCTATCCGACAGGTCAATACGCTGTACTCTCGGGTACGAGCATGGCGACCCCTCATGTGACAGGGGCAATCGCCTTAATTATTAATATGGGTGAGAAGTATTTCGGGCGAACTTTGACAGAATCCGAAGTCTACGCCTTAGTCGCAAAAACGAGTTGTAGTTTAGGTTTTAAACCGACAAGTGAAGGTCATGGAGCAATAGATTTAACCTCATTGTATAAACTTTGTAATCCAGAGTGAGAATATAGGGAGATGGACCCATTGTGTCATCTCCTTTCGTTATCCCCAAGGGTTTTGCCATCCTTGGGTTTTCCTTTTTTCTGGAAGTGTACAAATCGGTGTACAAGTAAACAACGGGACTAATCCTGTCCAGTAGCCCACAAATAGGGCTTTTTTTATGTCCTGAAAGGAGGTGAGAAATCCAATGCGGATTGAAATTAGAAGTGATTCAGTTATCCTTGACGGCTATGTAAATGTTTGCGCTAGAGATTCGCGCGAATTGTCAAGCCCCCAAGGTCCTTTTATTGAACAAATCGAACCTAAGACTTTTGAACGGGCTTTGCAAAAAACTGATTCAGTCGATTTGCTCTTTAACCATAATCCTAACCGTAAATTGGGTTCTACCAAAACAGGCGAACTTTCATTACATGAAGATAATATCGGGCTTCGCGCGCTTGCGACAGTATACGACAAAGAAGTTATGGAAAAAGCTGAAAAGGGCGAATTGCGCGGTTGGTCTTTTAGTTTTTCGGCTTTACAAGACTTCTGGGAAAAGCGCTCTGACGGCAAGAACAAACGAACCGTTAAAGAGATTGAGTTGTATGAGGTGAGTATCTTAGATATTCAACCTGCATATTTCGCAACTTCGATTGAGAAGCGTGGCGAAGACGGCAATACGCTAACCGAAACCAGAACCGAGGACTTTGAGGCGAAAGTCGAAGATAATTCGACTAAAACAGAGGATAAGACCGAAAAACTCGAAGAAACTAAGCAACAGGAAGAAAATAGGAGCAATCCTGATTCTCATTACTTTGAAAACCTAGAAAAAGAGTTAATTTTATTGCAACTTAAAGGAGGCAATTCCGATAAATGAAAACGCTTAAAGCTATTGAAAAACGCTCTATGCCTAGTCTTTTAGAGCAAAGAAACAACTTAATTACAGAAGCAGAAACTTTAGTTAGCACAGTTAAGACCGAAACACGCTCGATGAAAGAAGAAGAATCTTCTCGATTCGACCAAATTCAAAGCGAAATCAAGCAAATCGACAAAACGATTCAAGCTGAAACCGTTGCTCAACAAATGGCTTCTCAAAAAACTCAGGCGAAAGCACCAGAGCAAGAAGAACAACGTGCTTTAGCAGTAGACAAGTTTGTTAAGTACATTAAAGGTGATACTCGCGCGCTTGATGTTGCGAATAACGGAGCAATTATCCCTACTGAAATTGCGAACGATATTATCACTCGCGTAAAAGAACTTAGCCCGATTTACCAACGCGCAACTGTATTTAATGTAGGTGGCGACCTTGTTTTTCCTGCTTTCGATACGAATTCAATCGTTACAGCTTATGTTGCTGACCTTCAAGAACTTACAGCCCAAAACGGCAACTTTACAAGCCGTAAACTTCAAAACTTTATCGCAGGCTCTTTAGTAACTCTATCACGTTCTTTACTAAATCGCTCTGATTTTGCCTTAGCCCAATTCGTAACGAATCAAATGGCTCAGTCGATTTCAAATTTCATTGAGCGCGAATTGCTTATCGGTGCAGGCGTAACTTCTGCGACAGGTATCTTCTCAGACGCGAACGTTACGACTGTAACGCCTGCAGGAGCAACCTTTACAGCCGATGATTTAATTTCACAACAGCTTTCTATTCCTCAACAGTTCCAAAACGCGTGTGCGTGGATAATGAATAAAGCAACTTTCGCAGGTTTCCGTAAATTAAAGGACGCAAATGGCAACTATCTTTTAAACCGAGATATTACAGGTCCATTTGGTTGGGAAATTTTGGGAAAACCAGTATTTATCTCTGAAAACGCTCCTACTAATGCGGTTGCATACGGTGACTATTCAGGGCTTTATGTTAAACTCGCCCAAGGAATCGAGATTCAACTTTTAACAGAATTGTTCGCAACTCAACACGCCCTTGGCGTGGTAGGTTACGTAGAACTGGATAGCCGTATCATCGAAGACCAAAAAATCTCCGTTATGGAAACTGCAGGAGTTTAATTCGGCTAAAACAGGCGAATTAGGCAAAAATAAAAAATATGTCATCGAAAGGAGGGGAAAAACTATGGCTTTAGTAAAAGCAAGAATGTCTTTTTATCACGATAAAGTAGGTACTCGCGCGCTAGACGAAATGTTTGAAGTTAAAAACGAACAACTGGCAGGCGAATTAGAACAAGCAGGTTATGTACAAAAAGTTGAAGGACAGGCGTTGCAAGCTTTTGAGCAAACGAAGACCCTTGAACAAGAAGTAGGCAAAAGGAACGCTTTAACAAACGAAGCTGTTTCTATGGCTAATCACGAACATAACCAAAAGACTTTAAAAGACCAAGAAAACTTCGCCCAAGTTCGCCAACAGTCTTCGCATTTTGCGGTGGAGCAAGAAATCACTCGCTTACAGCAAGCAGGCGACACTTTAAAGGCTCAACAGCTACAACAGACTTTAGACCAAGCTAAACAGCAACAACAGCAACAACAGCAAGGTCAACAGTCTCAGGCGAATCGTCAAGCGCAACAGGCTTCCCAAGCTATGAACGCTATGAATCAGGCGCAAACAGAAGGAAATACAGAAGTCGCGCAAGCTGAACAAGCAGGCGTAAACTCTGCTTCTGAAAAACCCGCAACTGCAAAAAAGGCGAATAAATAATGCGAATCAGTAAAATTACGATTGAAGAAATAAAAAATTACTTACACGTTTACCACGCGGAAGACGACAAGCTAATTGAGGCGATTCTAGTAGCGTCCAAGGCTTTTGTAAAGAATTATACAGGTCTACCTTCCGAACAATTAGATATAAGCGAGGATTTAAGTATGGCGGTCTTTATACTTTCGGCTGAGTTATACGATAATCGCGTCTATACAGTGGAAAACACAAGCGTTAACCCTGCAATCCAAGCCATATTAAATATGCACTCAGTAAATCTTTTGTAGGTGATGAAATGGCAAGAATCAATTCAGGCAAATATCGCCACGTTGTTACCTTCCAAAGATTGAGGGACGCGCAGAATTCTTATGGCGAAACCTCAAAAAATGAGAATGATAATTGGGAAGACGCTTTCACCGCGAGGGTTGGCGTCTTTCCTATATCTGGAAGGGAAGCACTTGGCTTAGACGCTGATATTAAATTAGGCGAAATAACCCATCGTGTCGTTCTACGGTACACAAAAGGCGTCGAATCTAATATGCGAATCAAATTCGGCACTCGAATATTCGACATAATTTCTCCACCTGTCAACAATTACGAGCGAAATGATGAATTGCTATTATTCTGCAAAGAACGTAATCCAACGGCTACGGGAGTGAATATTTATGGCTGAGGTTCGTGGAGCGAGTAGTTTAAATATTCGTGTAGATGGTTTAGAAGAACTGCAAAGACAATTCAACCGAATCGGCAAAATGCCTAAAAAATACTTAACCAAATCGGCTAAAGCAGGAATGGCTGACCCTGAACGCCAAGCGAAAGCAGACGCGCCAAAAGGAAAAACAGGCAATCTTAAAAAGTCGATTAAAAAGAAAATGGAAACCCCAAACAAGCGAAATAAGGCGGTTTATCGCCTGAGATACAATCCTACAATGACCCCTTTATTTTTAAAGCCGAGTTCTGGCGCTTATGGAGGTAAACCTCCTGTAGCTTATTATCCTGCTTCGGTCGAATATGGATTTAAAACTAAAGGCGGTAAGGTCGCAGGTCAATTTAATA